CTTACCTTTTGCTGTGTAAGGGAATTCCATTTTTCCTACTTTTGGCATTATATTTGTCCTATCTCTTTCATTACGGCTGCGGCTTTTGGAGTTATATCTTTAGTCTTAGGCATAGTGTCCGCATTATACGCTTTACCTAATACTTCTGAAGCCCTATGCGCTTCCTGTACGTGACGCATAGTTGTTCCTGCTGGTTGTATCCCCTGTGCTCTAGCATCTCTATATGCCTGTAACTCAGAGTTCCATTTCTTATCTGGTATATCTCTCTTAGCATCTCCAGTATTCATCTGAAGACTTAAACCTTTACATCCAAAACATCCTTCAATAGGAGTTGGATGATGTTCCCAGTGTTTCATTTATCCCCTTATACTGCTGTAAAATTTGCTTCTGTAACTCCTATACCACTAGCAATTAGTGCTGCTTTGGTAACGTCATCTACTATGTGTTTATGCCCACCTATATAGAACTCTTGATATGTTTCTACACTTGGGTCTAAAGGATAGCGATTGATTCTATATGAACCATTCTGTTTTACTACAGAAGTGCCAACATTTCTTTTATAGAAGTAGAACAGACGGTGTTTACCCGAAGGTCCTTCTTGTACATTAGGTGTTGTAAATATGTAATCTGCCATCATTCTCCTTAATGAACTTACTGCCAAGCAGGAAACACGTGTGCTGCCTGCTTAGCCGTCAATCAACTAAGCGATTGAAGAACCTGATTCGATTCTGTATAGTGCCTCTTCACGGTAGCGAGCAAATCCTAATACGCCGTACCAACCCATTGGGCGGTGACGCATCAAGCGGTCAACTACTGGTCCGATAACTACATGTGGCTCTTCTGCCACTGCCTCAGCAAGTGCTTGCTGTCCTGCTAGAATTGTGCGGTATACACGAGCAGATGAAGAACCATCTGTTGCGTTGTATAGACGTGGAGACTCTACGAAGTATGCACCCTCGTATGTTCCAATCTCTCCTGCCCAAATGCGGTCTTGTGCAGATCCGTATTGGTTAGGAAGCAACCATCCTGCGGAACCTGTCTCAGCACGAAGATCGTGTGAAACTTCTGGGTGGATACCACACCAGTATAGGCTACCCTTGCGAGCAACGGCTTTATTAGCACGTAACTTAGCAACGGCTCTACGTAGGTTTGCAGATGAAAGTGTAGCAGCAGCAGTAATTGTTGCTGTTGAGGTCGCTGTTGAACCTGAGTAGATTACGTTTGAACCGCCACGCAATGTTGTCATTGCTACGGAATCAATAGAATCTGCTAGGTTGTAAGCGATAATGTTTGCGATTGCTGGGTCTACATCAGCAAGGCTGAATAGTTCCAACGCACGTGTTACCAACACTGAGTTACCGTACTCGTTAAGAGTAATGGTTACTGATGTTGGTGTTGACATTGCTACTGAATCGACATCGTCGTTTTCAGTTAAAGCAGTTGTCGCTGTTGATAGGTCAACATAGCGTTGTAAAACGACTGTTGAACCTGGGATTGCTTGACGTGCTGGACGCTTATCTGCGACAGAACGAATTAGGGGTTCTGAACGGAGAGCGAATTCAAGAAGACGGTCATACGCCTTCTGAACCAAACCAGCAGCACCAGCGGTACCTCCAAGAGAGGAACTACCTGTGGTAGTATAGTTTACTGTTGCCATTGTTTGTCACCTCCAAGTGACTATGAACGGAATTATTGTTGTGAGCGAAGTACATCCAATAACGCATCCATTGAATCTGCATTATCGATGCGAAGATTTAAATCCTCTGCTCTATCCGGGGTCATAGCATTTTGTGTAAGTACATCTTGCTGCCTTAAGGCTGCTCTATCTACTTCACTAATTTTAGGCTCTTCTTTGTCAATCTTAATTCCAAATAGATCAGCGTTATCATCGAGCCAGTTATTCACTGTATCTTCGTTAACATCGTCTAAGTCTTTAAGGACAAGTCTAGCAGCCTTTGCGTTGACACCCTTCTTTTCTAGGACTTCTTTGACAACTCTTTCACGCTGCACCTTGGATAATCCCTCAAGTTGCTCAGTGAGTTCTTTGATACGTTTTTCATCTGCACGTTTGGCTTTACGTAACTTTTTAAGTAAGTCACTTCCATCCATTTGTACATCTGTATCTGTATCCAGATCGTCGTCTTCGTCTTCCCAGTAGTTGTTGCTCATAGCAACCCACCCTTCTATTCGTTGTAGTCGCAAGCCTCAAGTCAATTCGGGGAAATTGGTTGGCTCTTGCTATCGGTCTTATACACTGCGCGAGGGCCGATGGATCCGCGTCAGGATTCTATTTATACGTTGGTTATGCTGCTTAGTGCGCCTTTGGCTAGACCAGATTGTTTACGGAATTGTGCTGTTTCAAGTTCTGTTAGTCTCTGTCTCTTGCGAGCCGCTGATGCTAAACCTTGTAATTGTTCTTGTTCTGCTTCCAGTCTACCATATTGCTCTTCAGTTCCACCATAGATAGAACTTAATTTTTCAGCAGTTGGTAATACTTGTGCAATATTTCTATATGCTGTTTCTGCCTGGGCTTTAGTTACTCCTTGGCGTCCCAATACATCAGCACCTACTGTACCTCTAGTAACATTAGTATATCCTACATTTGCCTGATCTTCAGTTGCAGCAAGTTCGCTAGCAACCAATCCTTGACGAAGTGCAGCGCCACCAATTTCAGCAGCCTTAACCTTTCTTTCTAGTGCAGGTAATTGATTTGTTGTATCAAGCATACCAGCAACTATATCATTAAAGCCTAATGATGAGAAGAATTTATTAAATGTAGACTGAACTGCTTGGTCATTTAATACTCTATCGTATCCTAATTGAACCCTATCAGTTACCTCTGCTATATCAAGATCTCCCCTAATGAATGTATCATAGTAACTTTGAGTATTAAATGTAGGTAGATTATAGGCATTGAATACCTTCATGTATCCTTGTTCTAATTTTAAGTATTCTCCTGGAGATAGAACTGGCTTACCAGCCTTTAATCTGTCAGCATTGGCAGCAAATCTTTCATTAAATTTAGCATTGTACCTGGAGTCAAATTGTAATAATGTTAATACATCTTCACTGCTAGCCTCTGGATATTCATCACGAATAGTTTCTAGCACTGAAGCAAGTCCGGTAATTCTGTATGATTCAAGAATTTTACCAATGGTATCATATGCTACGTTTGCAGATTTTTGTTTCTCATCTTCATATATAGCGCTAGGAACATTCACTATCATTGCATTATACCTATCAACATCTGACATTGCTTGGGTATATACTTGACCTTGTTCTATAGCCATTGTTCTTTGCTCTGGGGTAATGCTAGCAAGGTTTGCTTTTTGTGCAGCCGAAGCCGTTTTTGCATCTGCAAGTGCTTTGTTTATTTGAGCCTGTGATGATTTTGGATTATTAATTACAGCCATTGCTGCTTGAGTGGCTTTGTTAATTCCAGCAATACCAGCAACGGTTTGCTTAAGTACTGGCTTACGAGCAGCATCGGCTGCTGCGGCTTTAGCCTGTGCTTCTACAATCTTTGCTTGAGCGGCAGCATTCTGTTGTTGAGCGGCAGCAATTTGTGCTTGATTAGTAACTTTTTTACCTGGAGTCGCCATTGCTTCCTTATCCTATGTTAAATGCTTTAAGTAATGTCTGCAAATCACCCAAGGAACGTTGCTTATATGCATCTGTTTTCTTGAACTCTGGGCTTTTATAAAGTTGTTTCTTATAGTCTTGTATAGATAATGGAGCAGGACCTGAACCAATTTCATACATATCAGATACCTTAATTTGATCTGCAGGTATACCAAGCACTTGTGATCTAGTATTTATCCAAGGAGATAATACTTCTCTAGCATTTTTACCCTGTGCAAACAGATCCTTAAATGCTGGCATAACCGTGCTAGCCTGCATCATAACACCATCAATTACATTCTTATATGCATCAGCACTTCTTAATGATTGAACTGCCTTATTATAAATATCTTTTTCATTAGTCGGAATACCATTATCATCATAAGCACTTCTAATGCTTCTAACAACTCGGCCTAAAGATCCTTTATCTATAGCCCCTGGGGTTAATCCAGTCTGGCTAATATTATATACTTCATTGGCTTTTCTTTGAATATACTTTAAAAGAATATCTTCTTTTTGCTGAGCAGTTATTCCTGCTGGAGATGATTCAAGCGCATTAACTTCTTTAGCATAAGATTTAATTAATTTAGCATCTGCTTGAGTTTCAAACAAATCTAAAAACTTATCATTTAGTTCTGCCTCTATAGCGGCTAAAGATGTAACTGCCTTGGCTTTAGTAGTAACTCTACCAAAATACTTAGATGCTAATACAGGATTCGATATAAGATTACTTAGGGTAGCATTTGGTGTTGGGTCACCTAATTGATCTTGAATTCCTAAAATACCCTCTAGTGCTGTAGCATCTGCTGGTCGCCATATTATTCTATTACCCATACTCTGTACATATGCAGGAGTAGGTGCTTGACCACTAGGATATAAGTTGGGAACTTGCCCTAACCTAAGAAGTAATGCTGCTTTTTCTGCAGTACTTTGACTAGCAAGAAATTTTTCTGCATCACCTTTATTTGCAGATGCAGTAGTATAACTTGGAGCAAAAGTTGAACCTGATGGAATTCCGGAAAAGCCACCTGAAGTAGTTTCGCTAACACCAGCCCTTATGGGAGTTCCTATAGGTAATCCTAGTAAGCCTTTACTTTCAGTTGAACCACCTGCTGGAGCATTTGTATTCTGTGCATCTAGGCTAGGAGTCATAGTAGTTGACTCTGTTGGCTTTTCATTTTTATCTCTTACGGCAGAGATACCAAATGCGGCTGCTGCTGCGCCTGCAATTTTACCTTTTTTAGATTTAGGTACAACTTTTTTAGCAACAGTCTTAGCAATAGGTACAAGTGATGACATACTAGATTAACCTTCCAATTCTTTTTTAAAGAATGAATAATATAATTTCTGGAAATCAGGGTATTTCTTTATAATATCAAGTGCTTGTTGAGCAAGCCATTCTCTTTGAGGTAGGCTAGATTGATTCTTTAAAGATACTCTACCACTAGCAGTAATTGCTTTATCTCTTAAATGCAAGTAATCTCTTAAACCATTAACGGCTTCAGAGTCTATGAATCTTTCATCATATGCTGCCTGTTTTAATTGAGCAAGGATTCTTGGTTCCTTAGTAGCATCAAATATGACTTTACGATTACGCATTTCATATGAATCGCCCAGATCTTGCAGTGCTTTTTGAGTTCTCTTAGAGTCCCAAGTCTCACCTACAGAACGTGCTAATAACCTATCTTTAGCAGCATAGTAGCGAACATTAGTCGCCTTTTCTAGAATCTCTTGAGAAGATAATTTTTCACGCTTCTTATTACGCACTTGCCATCTATACAATTCTTGAGAGAATCCACCATTAGGATAAAAGTAACCATATACATCAGAGTATTGGTCAACCACAGTAGGATCTCTTTGGATTAAATCATATGTATAAAGATTATTAGGGCCACCAGATGTTGCTGATATTATAGCAAATACTTGCTCTGGACCATATATATCTAGAAAGTCTGCATATGCTTTGTTTCTATTAGATCCATTAGCCTGCTCTAAAGTTCTGAAATCAGAGTATAATGATGAGGCTAATAAAAGATTTCCATCTTTATCATTGGTTAAATCTTTTGGTTGAATAGCAACTGGAGATACGAAACCAAATAAACCTCGCATCAACATAAAGTATTGAGCAAATCTATTTGTATCTGTAATTAACTTGCTTTGATCGGCTGGATCATCTATATTATAATCGCCACTTGATGCAAGATAATTCATAATCGGAGAGAATGATGAAGCATAAGATTCTTGTGAACCTGTTATTCCAGCAAATACTCTTCCTATATTTCCGCTGGTCACTGAACCTATGGCCTGAGATGCTATACTTAAATCTGCTTGACCAAATGGATATATGAATTTATACATCTCATCTTTCCACGCAGGTGGAAGCATATCTAGAGGATTCTTATTTGTACTATCTAGTGCAGTTAAACCTAGAGAAATTCCAGGTCCAAATCCAGGAAGTACAATTCCAGATCCAAGTGCGAAGTTAAAAGATTGAGGGCTAGCACCAGCAGCAAAAGGACCCTTTAGGCTAAGGTCGCCTTTGAATAGGTTCGTCATAAAATTCATACCAGTTGACATAAACGGTACAAAGAAATTACGTTGACCACTTAAAGGATCTGTAAAAAAGAATCCTTGATTTGGGTCATAATAATCTTTAGCATCTGTTACTTCATATAATGCAGATGATTCTGGTGAGTTAAGCCAGTTTAAATTTCTTGATATCTTATATACTTGATCTGGATTATCAAATGAAAGTTTAGACCATTTGGCAATAGTATCGCTCCAAGCGTTTCCGAATGGTGCAATTAATCTTAATTGATGCCATATTAAACGTCTCTTTGATGCGTTATAAAATAATTCTTTTGTATGATTGCTTGCAATCTTAGAAGCATATTCGTGGATCTCATCAATCGTTAGTGGACCATCACCTTTTGCTTTATTAAGAATGTTCCAAGCAGCGTGCTTATCACCAATTCTAATACCATTAGGGTTAACTAGTGGGCGTAAAGATTTATCTGCTGTCTCTTTTAATAATTTTAAAGCATTGGAGTCTGCTGATAAAGCCATAGTTCTTACTACGTCCCAGTATTTTTGACGCCATTCAGGACCCATAGTAGTTGTCTTCTCAAGCCTAATAGTAAAATCAAAGAAGTTGTCTACCCACTTAGGGCCACCCTCACCTTTAGATATAACGGTTGTAGGGTCTGATACTTTGAATCTTATTCCAGCCCAATTGCCTTGGCCTTTAAATACTTTTTCTAATTGTTCAGCAAATTCTTCATTAGCATCTTTAATTGACTTACGATTCTTAGAAACTTCCTGAGCATTCTTAACAGAGTTTCTTGCACTATCTGCAGCAGTAGGAACTTTCAAAGAATAACCAGCAGTCTCAAATGAACCATCAGAAATTAATTTACGTATTGCTGAAGAAGCAGGTCCACCTTGACCAGCAACTTCTTCTATACGTGATCTTAAAGATGCGGCTCTACCATTTGAAGTAACTCCGTCAAATAAGTAGGTACGAGCACCTTGGTCAGTTAATAACCAGGCTTTAGTCTCTTCATTTCTAGCATTAACAAATCTAGTCCAAGCATCTTTACCTTGACCTCTTAATAGATAATCAATAGTTGCTTGTTCGTAACCTGGTTGTGTTCTTGCAACCGCTTTAGCAATAGGGCTGGCTTGTAGCATACGAATTTCGTTTGCAATACCTTCCCAAAATCTTGGCTCATCTACCTGAACGTTTTTGTATCCTCTTAAAGTAGATACTCTTTGAGTTTCATTAGCAGCACCAATTGCTTGGCTCTGCATAAAATCCATATATTTAAAGCCTTGATCGTGTGCCATTGATTCAAACAATAATTCATCTGCAGAATTGGCTAATTTAAATTGAGTTCCAAATACTGTGTGCCTATATGGATCAAATGTGTTTAAAAGAGATTTCCATTTAGGTCCACCCTCACGCCCTAACCACATTCCTATAGCCATAGCAGGATTATTAAAAAAAGATACGTGGCCAGTAGCCATAACTCGTATCTGCTCTTCAGTAATGTTACGGATTACATAAGCAGGTCTAGTTAAAACTACCTTTTTCCAGAAATTGCTAGTAAACCAATCTGCTGGCTTGATAAGTTTATTAGATAAACCACCAGTAGCCTTAGACAACTTACTAATTTTTGATATTTCCAACATAATATCTGTAGCAGATGGGAAATAAACCATAGAATTTAAAAACTCTGAGTCTAAATGTGGACCACTAAGTGTAAACTTCTTGCCATTAGCAATTACAAAATCTATTTCTGCTCCACTAGCATGAAGTTCAGCCCAGTATGCTGACTGCGTTTTACGTTCAGCATCAAATACTTTAGTTAATTTTCTCAACCCTGCATCATCTATACCAGCCTTAGCAAAAGCAACCTTGTTAGATTCAAATATGGCGTCAAATAATTTGGTCACACCCTTGAATCCAGCAACGGATGCATCTGTTGAAAATGCAATCTCATCTATAATTGAATCGATAACTTTTTCATCTACCTTAGTAGATCGTCCATAGTTAATTATTGTTTCAATTAATGCATCTTTGTCGGCATAGTGTACAAATGAACCACTAAGCGGAACATATGTAGAATAAGATTTACTTAATCCAGTTAATGTCTTCTGAATGAATGGTACTTTGCGAATACCTTTTGCGGCCCAACCTGTAATACCCTCTGCTGGACGAGCCAATTTACCAGGAACAATTTTATTTAAGAATCTACTAGTAGTAGTTCCTGTCTCTAAAAGATTTTGTGCAACATCACCATTTGCTATATATGGAGCAATTGCTCTTAATACTTCTTCTCTACTTGTAGCGGCAGCCAAAACTCTTGCTTGCTCTTGGGTAAATCCAAGTTTGCCACCCACCTTACTAATTTTGTAGATTTGTTTCCAGTCATTTAATTCAACAATAGCATCTACAATGTGAGATCCATTGCTACCACTTATAAACGCAGCAATTGGTTCATAATTTATTTCTTTAGATAATACTGTAGCAAACTCTGATTCTATTTTAGTTTGCTCTGCAAGTGCGGCTCTATAGTTAGTAATCTTTTGACCAGTTGTCATGCCATTGAAAACGTTCATTTGAGCAAGAGATTCTTCGACTGCCTTTTGAGCCTCATCAACTTGAGTCTCTAGCATTGTAAGTCTTTGCATTTGCTTGCCTGGTAAAACACCAGCATTAAATGCTTTTGCTTGTTCTAATTGTTTTTTAAGTCTAGCGGCTCTAGCATATGCTGATGTAGGATCTGATATAACCATTATTCCTAGTTCACCAAGAGCATTAATAAATCTTGCATTACTCTCATCAAGTCCAAGTCCTTTTGTAATAACAAAAGATACTGGATCTACAGGAGAGTATGGTCTATATATAAGATTACCTTCGGCGTCTTTTACTTGCTCACCGTTTTGGTAAACTGGAATTTTAGCATACTTCATTTTTTCTTGGCGTGCTTTAAACCCAGCACCCATTTCTTCACTAGGAAAAAATCCTTGACCTAGATCAATTCTACCTTCATCAATAAGTTGCTTGCCTGCTTGGAATGCTGTAGTCTGCTTAAGTGGAATTATTGGATTAAGGGCTATATTAAGTAATTCTTTTTCGGAAGTTAATCCAAGACTTTCTCTTGTCTCATTCGGATCAGTTGGCTTACCATCCCAAGTTAATTTTCCTTGAGCCTGAAGTTGGAACTCTTTTGCAACTAAACCAATTGTGTTACCAAGTCCACTAAACCAAGTTTCAATTGGAGTAGTAAGTGCTAATCCAGTATTACGAATTGCTCCTTTAAAACCAGTCCAGGCTTTACCCCAGATCTTTTTCTGAAACTCTTCGTTGGAAATTCTTTGTGCTTCTTTAAATTGATCTTGATATCTTTTAGCAGCGGTTTGTCTATCTATTTCAACAAAGGTATCTACTAGTGGGCTAGATCCAATGTTTCCATTTTTATATAATCCAGCAATAACTCCAGCAGAAATATCTGTATTTTTTGATATGGCTGCACGAGCAGCAGCCCCCTGGGGACCAGTTAAAAATTGTGTTGCTTGAACAACCTCATTGTAATCAAATTGATTCTGAGATATTTCACGCTCTTGAATACCTTCAAGTACATAGTTTCCATTAGCGTCTTTTTTAATATTGGGAAGAGACACTAGATCCTGCCTTCAGCGCTCAAATACTCCAACATACGACGAACATCTTCATTGCTTGGATCTTGAAGATATAGTGCCTGAATTAATTTTGCTGAATTATCTGGTTGTTGCTGAGGTACCATTGCTGGCAACATAGGTTCTTGATCTAAATTATTTGTAATTGGAACATCAGGTCTTTGTGTAGGAGCAGTTAATGGAATAACTGGTGTAAACTGAGGTGCAGAAGCCACAGGTTGTGCAGTAGCGGCAACAGGGTTACCAGCCATAGGTGCAGAAGTTTGTTGCTCCATTTGTGCTTGACCTTGTCCGTAGGCTAAGCCTGACATATAGCGTGCAGGTTGTGTACCTGATTGTCCTGCTCCACCAGTTGCTGATATGTTTGCAGGATTATTCTGTGGTGCAGTTGGACGATAACCGCCTCTGTTCTCTGCCATAGTTCCTCCTACTTAATTTTTCTAGGTTGTTCTTTTGATATATATGGACCTGCAGTAAATGCAGTTAATCTAGATGCAATCTCCATTGCTTCATAAGCATCTGCTCCTGCATATATTGCACCTAGTGCATATGCTGCTCCTGAGCCTGCAGCGTATACTCCATCTGCAGATTTACTTATTGATAACTCTTGGTCAACATCAAAGATTTCTCCACCTACAGCCATAATAAACTGAAAGCGAGTTTCTTTAGTATCTTCATCAAAGTTATAGCCATTATCTGTCATACACTTACGAAGAGATGGCATTGCCTTTACAATCATAAATCGATAAAGATCTTCTTTGTCTTGTTTTGTAGGAACTGGTGGTTCCCAAATATGTTGTACTATGTCACAGGCTAAAGTTTCTCCAGAACCTGCAATTAAAAATGAACCGTTTTCGGTAATCTTTTTAACTTCAGGATGAGAATAAATTTTACCATCTGCATCAGTCGTTTGACTGTCAGCAACTATAAAACATTTATCCTTGTGTTCTATTCCGATAATCGTTGTCATTGTCCCCTACCTACTTATCGTCGTCGAATAGTTCTTACGCTTGCGTTTGCTTCTCCGCCTGATGTTAGGCTAGATAAAAGACTTTGAATTTCTGGTGCTACTTCTGCCGGTGGTAATTCTGCCATACCTTGTTCAGGTGTAGGACCTCCTACTGGGGCAGCAACGGGAGCAGGGGACGTTTGCTCAACCTGAGAAGGTGCGCCAGCAGGAGGAACTTGTTGCGCTTGAGGCGCGAATATCTCTTCAATTGCATCCTCTATTGCTTGTCCCTTTTGTCGTGACTTAATGACTTCAGCAATCTTTCTAACAATGTCAGAAGGATCCTGGCCACCAGCGGCCATTTGTGGAATGGCTTGTGTGTATGCTTGGAGTGAACCGATAAGAGCATTACGCATATCTTCAATTTCAATTTTCTCTTGCTCTTGTGTAACATTGACATTAAATGGTAACTCTCTCATCGCCATGTCCTTAGAGATTAACTTGCCTCCAAGAGCCTGTAACATAAATATAAGTCCTTGTGCTGGGTTTAATCCTGCAAGCATTCCGTAACGTACATCAGCAGAATAATCTTTCTTGATATCTTTACTTGGCTTGTACTCTAATGCGTAAGGTGAACCAGCATCTACACCACGAATTGTTTTAACTTCATCAAAGAACATCTCATCAACCTCAAAGCAAAGGCTAATAACATCACGAAGTGCTGTAGCAAAGATTGCTTGGGCTGATTTAACTTGTGTATCAAATGCTCCCATAAGAGCCTGTACACCTTGACCAGTAACAATGGAAGCGTCGATGTTACCAGTACGTCCCTCTGGATAACGAGCACCGACGCGTAACTCTTGATTTAATAACTGTTGCTCAGTGAATGCGCCTTGTGGTATTGAAAGTTCTACACGGCGTACACCTGCTGGATTAGAGGTACGAATAACCGCATCTCCACCCAACTGTAGTTCTTGTACATCTTGTGGAAGTACAATAGGAGCCTGTACAGATTTCTCTGCAGCCTCCATAGCCAACATAGCAAAACGATTACGAAGTAATTGGATTCCCAATACATCATCAAATTGTCCACGCATTTCACCATCAATAGATGGGCGCTTGGCAACTACAACCATCATCTTGCCTAGCGGATTACGTGCTTGAGATAAAATTAAATTTTGTCTAGATGGTATATATACAACAGATTGGTCTTTATCATAGTAGCGGATAATTTCAATCAAGTTGTTTATGTCTTGCTTGAATCCAGATGGGCCAAGTAGTTGACCTTCATACTCTGGGAATTGTGCTACAAGTTCACCAAGTGTAAGTGTGTATCGCTTTGCAAATGCAATGCATCGTCCATAGCGATCAAATTCAGGATAAGCCATCCTTGGGTTTTCTAGGCGGATGCGAGGCAGTTTTGCTTCCTGGTCCAATTCAATTACGAATGGTAGGAATCCATATGTTATGTAGTGGTCCGCCCCTGTGTACATAGAAACTTGTAAATCGGAATGATTAAAATAGTTAGAAGCAATACGAGTACGATTGTCAGCAAACCTACGAGCACGATCATTGACCTGGTTAGCGGATGAACAGTTAACCGCAGGAAGCGGTGCCATAACCTCTGAAAGATCTCTGGCAACGATATCAATAAAATTTGCCACGACATTTGTATCTACACCCTCAGGGAAAAAATCAGGATAAACTTCAGAGATTTTACCTTGACGCACAGCAAGTACATCGCCTGCTCTAGCATCGCGCTCAGAAGCACGGTACTGAAGTGATTGAACCCTTGATGCAATCTGGTCTATTGATAAAGCCATTTATATCCTAACCATAGGTTTCTTGCCATTGCTCTGCAAAGGCGTCGTCTAAATTGATTCCGTATCTTTTATCTTTTTGTGCTCTAGTTGCCCAACGATTGTTAGCAAACTTAGTAGCATATGATGATTGCTGCATAAGTTCACGGACTTTTATAACGGCAAACCATAGTGCCATCACACAGTCGGTTGGGTTTTTGGTATCAGGTTTCCAAGTAATTAATTGCTGTACTAAGGACTTTAAGCCCTCAGAGCCTTCATTAGAAGGAAGTTCAATTAGATTATTATCTTGGAAACGAGAATCTCTTGTTGTCCCAAACAGTGATGCCATAGAGGCTACACCAAATCCTGTATCCCATTTGTTCTTACCTGTGAAGTGAGAGTTGAGGGTACAGCCGTGAGCCGCCAACCAGTTGCGTAGATCATCATCTAAGGCGTAAGCCTTCTGGTGGGCGTTAATTTCTATTCGGATCTCTTGGGGTTTGTATTTGATAACCCATTCTTCTATGAGATCTCTAATTCTTTGTGGGGTAGTATCTGTCATATTGACGCAGTCTAATATATAGATCTTACCATCAGAGCGATTGTAGGTTACTACTACTGCTCCTGTGGCTCCTGCCATAGCAGGGTCGAGGCCGATAACGGTATAAGAACCATCAATATGTTTTGGATGGCCTGGGACTCCAGCCTTGAGAGGTCCTCTCTTTCGCATTCCATTGACGCATCCAGCGACAGTAGTTGGCGAGAAGATCGAGTCTTCCATAACATCTTCTTGTTGGTAGACAAGCGCCCATACTGACGGAGCAACTTCAGACCTTCTAGTAAATAACGAGGGTCCATCCCATTTGGTATATAATCCGTCTTTGTCTGGCTCATCTTGTTCCCCTTCAGGCCTGTCAGTCTTGGGCCATAAGGTTTTCCAATTGGCAGGGTTCTCATCAAATTCTAATACTGCTGGTTGACTAAAGTAAGTGAATGGAGATTTGCCACCAGTCCATTGACCGGGATCTCTCATCATCTTATAAAGATCAATAGGTGCGACACGGGTTCCTACTATAAGTAGTTTTCCGTGTCGACCCAAACGGGTGATGACTTCTTTTTGAAGCCATTCAATTTGCTTCTCCCACTCATGGGCATTTGCATTCATCACCACATCGTCAAGGATAATCAGATCGGCGCGAGCACCGTAAATCTGAGATCCAAATCCTAATGCTTGAACAGTTGGGTCTTTTTCTCCAGAGTCTCTACCTGAACCTAGATAGATCATATCAGCAGACCAAGTATTGGAGTCTGCTTTGTATCCACCCTGTGGGCCGAAGGCCACTTGTAGTTTAGTCCAGTTGGGGTGACTAAGTCTAGTCTTGATGGCTGAAAGAAACTTTCGGGCCATACCCTGGGTTTTTGAAACTATAATGATTCTAACGTTAGGATCTACAGCAAGGCGGTAGGTAACGTAGTTAATTGTAACAACAGTTGACTTGGCGTGCTCAGGTGGTACGTTTATAAGTACACGGTTAGAAGCACCTGGCTCGTAGGTCATAGATGGATGTACCCACCTAGGCTCCCTACCCTCTACCAGATCCACCCAGTCAAGGTGGTGGTCAAAAAGGGAAGTGTCTAGAAACTCCTGAGAGAAATCCTCGAAGGAGATATCCTTAAGTTCGGCTAAGTCAGTCTTGACGCCCTTGGCTTCTAGCCTAGCCTTGTCAGCCTGTTCTTTAAAACTTGGTTCAGTAAGTGTCCATTGGCGAAAAGCGGCCTCAGATCTACCAACCGACTCCATAGCCATCTTGATAGTTTGGCCTTGTTTGAGTTGGGTGATAACCTTATACTGGGCCTCTTCTTTGGTCAGGTTCTGCTTTGCCATTTAACGCCCCTAAGACTAATCTAACGGTATCTACCTAACGGCAGAGTTATCCCATTATATATATTATTATATATATACTATTATAGGAGATTCCGTAGATCAAACGGAGGAATCTCCGTATATAAAATATTTTATATTACATATATAGATAACCTGTGAATAACTGAAAAGCGAACAACTTAGGGTGATATTTCTTATAAATGTCCGATATGTATATATATTAGGCCACCTAACATAAAGTTATAGGGTAAGACATATATATATTACTGTGCGTAAATTAAAGAAGTCTGGGTCAAAGTTTTATCGATTTGTCGATATATCTACTTACCTACTTACCTATTTTTCTACCCTAAACCTTTACTAGATACCTGAGAACTACCTGAGAGATATATTAAAATCTAAATAATCGAACGCATGTTCGAACTATCTCCCCGACCCTTAGCCCCCCTATATTCGAACAAGTGTTCGTGTGATGTACCTAACACTATTTGAGCGTCTTACTATTTGAGATTATTTGCGACACGCTTGACTTACGCTTAATTATGTACTAAGGTTCTCTTATCAGGTTAGAAATAACCCGATATAACTAAATAAAGAACTAAAATATATTTTAGAACTTACGGCGTGTCGAACTTGACAAGCGGTAAAGGATAGTGTAGATTAGTTCTTACAAGGTTAGACTACTAGTAAGTAGCCTAGAGAGATACGCCCCTAGAATATCGGCGGTTGCGCTGATGGGATACTAACTAGACTACTCACTAGTAGCCTAACCCCTAGTGAAAGGATATGATAGTGTCGTATAACCCCTATGGGGTTAGCGGTAGCATTATCACACCCCCTAGAGATGTGCGTTCTGCCCCTGCGTGGTTAGGTTCACGCAGTAAGCGGTTCTCTAATCTAGTGGTGCGTGATAAGTCGGGCAATATAATCGTGGCTATCGAAGATAGTCAAGCGGTTAAACTGGCAAGGCGTACAATTAAGAACGCTAAGCCTAAACCCGATACTACCCCTAAACCCTTAACTGATGATGAGTTGCGTAGAATTGCGCTTGATGAGCGTAAGGCTATGATGGCTAGCCTACTGGCTAGACCTGCTGAGAACTACCTATAATTGTAAGATAGTCCTGCCCGTAGTGGCGCGGTGAGTGTAGGGTGCGAACCCCTAGCAGGACACGCCATAAGTCAGAACTTGACTTGTTGCCCTGAGTATGCTATACTTAGGTATAACTTAATAGATGGAGAATAAATGGCTAAGATAACCTTAGACGCTTATGACCCTGAAGGTCGCTTAATTGCTAAGTGTAATTCAGATGATTACGGCGCACCACTATTGATGAGCCTTCATGGCGAGGGTTCTACGATTAGAGTGGGTAAGAAAATCGTATGGTTAGAAGGTGCTGATGGAGAGGGTGCTGAAAGTTATGATGGCACTATCGATAAGATATTTAGTAGGTTAAAGTAGTGGCTTGACTATCCTTTAAGGGTATGATATCCTTAGAGGGTAGCCTAATCACTAATGGTTAGGAGAGGGAGAACCAATGGAAATAATTAAAGAGTTTAGCGTGGATAGCATGGCTACCTACCTAAGCACTTACTTTGGTGAGATATGGCTACCCCATAGAACGCTGATTATCCTAGCGGTAATCGCTATCACCCTAAGAAGTATCAAGTTATTCAGAGAACGCAAGTAATCATGGATAACAATATAGTAATAGAGATTACTAAAGATGAGTTGGAGTTAATCCGCAAGTCTTTAAGAACTCAAGAAAATTGGTATTCAAGGTCAGACTTTAAGAGCATGGCTATGGCTACCAACTTGCTAAGAAATAAAGTCAATGATATTATGATAGAGTTAGAACTACCAATTAAGTAAGGAGTTGATATGGCTGATGAAGTAGAGTTAGTTGAGTGCGCTCAATGCTCTAGTGAGTATAGCCCAGATGACTTAGCCACCACTCGAAGTGGAGAGGTGCTATGTTCTGACTGTCGTATCTATTGTGAGCGTTGCGACAACTTTGATTATGAAGAAGGTTGTCGATATGTAGAGGGTTATGGTACTTATTGCGAGGTGTGCGCTGATAACTATACCTTTTGGTGTGAGCGTTGCGAGAGTACCTACTCTGATAATCACTCTAGTTATGAGGTTGCTGATATCGGTGTCTATTGGTGCGAGGAGTGTTGCCAAGAGAACGCTGAGTGGTGTGATAGTTGCGACCAATACAACCGAGATGGTTGTGATAGTTGTGATGATAGTTCTAGGATAATCCATAACTATTCTTACAAGCCTGACCCTAAGTTCTATGGCAACTCTAAAGATAATCTATACTTCGGCATAGAATTGGAAATGGAGATTAGGGATAACAACCTAAGCGATAGTGCTAGTTATATTATGGAAATGCTAGGCGACTTTACCTATCTTAAAGAGGATAGTAGTATCAATAGCGGTGGATATCGTGGGTTCGAAATGGTATCTCACCCTGCTACCCTAGATTATTTCGCTGAAGGTAAGAACTTATGGGCTACGCTAGATTATCTACGCAAGGTTCATAGTGCTAGAAGTTGGGACGCTAAGAGTTGCGGACTACATATACATATCAGTAGAACAGGGTTCAAGGGTGGTGCTCACACGCACAGGTTCTTATCCCTTATCTACAAGAACTCAGATAAGATGATGAAGTTAGGGGGTCGCAAGTCTAGATACGCACAGTTCAATGATGTGTGGCAGTATGATGAGTTCGATAGACCATACTTCACACTAAAGCATAAGGTCGCTCACCCTAGCAGGTCAATGACCGAAAGATATTCTGCGGTAAATACGCAGAACGAACACACCCTAGAACTCAGGTTCTTTAGAGGGACTATGAACCCTGAGGGTGTGCTTAGTGCTATACAATTAGCACACGCTACAGTAGAATACACACGCAACTTAACCCTATCAGATGTAAAAATGGGTGCGTTAAGTTGGGAGTGGTTTGCTGATTGGATACAAGCCAACAATGGTTTATATCCTGAACTCTACATGCGTATGAGTAGAGTGGATAAGTTAGTAATCGATAGCACGGAGTTAGTCAATGCGTAAGGGGGGTAAGTATGTGTTTGTTAGTGGTGTGTAATCCTAATTCCACACCGAGTAAAGATGACCTTACTACTGGTGCTTGTAAGAACCCACACGGATTTGGGTTCGCAATAGATACTGGTAGTGGTATTATATCTGAACGCAGTATGTCCGCTAAGAAATCTATTAAAAGGTTCTTAGAACTTAGAGAGCAATATCCTAATGGCTATGCTATGTGGCACGCTAGGTATGCTACTCACGGAGTAAAGAACGAACTGAACTGCCACCCATTTAAGTTAGAGGGTGAGCACGATACTTACTTGGCACACAATGGTGTGTTAGATATTCTAATACCTAAAGATGATAAGCGTAGCGATACTCGCATACTAGCAGATGAATTACTGCCACGATTAGGCGGTGTGTCTGCGCTAGATGACGACTATCTATATGATATGATTAGTTCATGGGCTAGTGGTAGTAAGATAGCGGTGATGACCAATGACCCTAGCACACAATACAAGATGTATATTATCAACGAGAACTTAGGTAGTTGGGACGACAATGGTGTGTGGTGGAGTAATACTTCGTATAAGTCTACGCCCATTACCAAGCCATACAGTTACGAACCTAGCGTTTATGATATCGTAGCAACAGATAGCCACTTCCAAGCCAGCGATTTTGAGGACAACAAGTTCGAGTGTCCCAGTTGTGAGTCGCTAATAGATTTGTGGGAGAATGATTTGTATTGTAATATGTGTGAGTGTTGCTTCGATTGTAGCGCAACCTTCTTAGATTGTTTATGCTATAATCCTATCGCTAAAGATATGATACGAAATGAGTACGGCAACAAGTGGTATAGTAAAGAACCACTTGACTTCTAGAATTGGTAGTGAGTAATCACTATCGATACCAACAGACACCACTTGGTAAATTGCCAAGAGGATAACAATGAAAGGTAAAGTATGACAACCACGACAGCAGAACAGATAGAAAACTACTTGGCTAATATATCTCTAGCATTAGCAGACCTATCAGATGAGTTGGCAACAATTCACTTTGATTTAGAGGACGCTAGCGGATATGAACCAAGAGGTACAATACTTAAAGCACTACCTGATCAGACTAGGTTCAAGCCTAAGTCTATGTGGGTATCGTTGGGCAATGGCAAGTATAAACACTTGACTGGTGAGAAGGGCTTAATCGCTAAACACTCACGCCTTGAAGGTTACACTTCAGTAGTATTCCGCCCATAATAAACTAGTTAATTGTGGGTGGGGTAATCGCCCCACCTACACCAACACAGAGAGGACAATATGTTAGAGGAATATATATGGACTTCTTTTATTAGGAAGTCTGAGGTTGAAAGCCTATCGCAAGAGGAAATAAAAGAGATGATATCAGAGTTATCATTAGCAGTACAAAGCGTATGCTTTGCTCACGGAATACATAACTGATGGCTGGTACTATAGGTACAGGATACCCCACTAGTTCAATGAGTTATCATCTTATGAACTACCCTAAGGTAGATGTAAGTAATGGGTTATGCGTAGGACACGACGACCCAGACTTATGGTTTGCTGGTGAGGTAGAGTTACTTGAGGGTGAGGTATGGAGAAATACCAAAGACCAAACTCGCAGAGTTAATATAGAAATAGATAAGGCTATATCAGCCTTGTCTGTATGTAAGAACTGTCCCGCTAAGGAGAACTGTTTAGAACTAGGTATGCGTGGTCCACAATTACACTTCGGTATATATGGTGGCACTATGCCCGGTGAAAGACTGGCTATGCTTGGCAAGGTAACCAAGAATTCTTACAACATGATGAAAGTTAAGTTCGCCAATAAGGTTAGAAAAACTATAAGAGAGCGAGGTATAAATGGATAACAATTTAGTGTGGCAAGGTGCTATCACTAGTGATATGGTAGTTGGCTGGTCTGAGGATAAGATAAGTTTGCTTATCAGAGAACTAGACGACTTGGTTTATATCACTTATGAAGAGATGTCTAGCGACAGAGATATAGAAGGGTTGTTCGATAATGAATACGAATAACTACAGAATAACAATCAAGACTCAAGCAGAACTAGTCTATTATGTATCAGAGTATGATATAGATAGAGCGATTGAGTTAGCAATAGACGCACCATATAAAGAATGGATAGTGTCTGAGTTTGATATGCCACAAGGCAAAGATGTAATAGCAGAGGAAATCTGAGAGAGGTGTAAAGATACTAAAGTTTATAGGATTTAATTTTGTGGTTGGTTCACTATTCATTCTAGGTGGTGCGACCATACCATATACTCTTATATTTCTTTTAGTTCTCTACTTTATAGGTGCTCTATTATGAGACGAGGTTTTATGTTAACACTTACTATAACTATCCTAGTGTTAGTTAGTGTTATGTTTGCTAGTCCGATCAATAGTCCTACAAATAATAAAAATATAAAAGATAACTGGACTGTATTGGATAGTAAAGCATACGCAAAGGATAAACTATACGAGTGGAAGCATAAGCAATGGTCTTGCCTTAATAAACTGTGGACTAAAGAAAGCAATTGGAGACCCAACGCATATAATAAAATTAAAGTAATGGGTAAAAATGCTGGAGGTATTCCACAATTATTAGGGCTAGACCCCAATACTCCTGCGCCAAAACAAATTGATAGAGGCTTGTCTTATATCTATCATAGGTATCACACACCTTGCGAAGCGTGGAAGTTCTTTACTAAGAATGGATACTACTAATTAAACCTAAACATATAACAGAACTTAAACCAGACTACAAGTCTGCTATGGACATACGCGGTAGCGCCACTACTGTGTGTCCTTGTGGTTGTAATATCTGGAACTTAAAGACTGTCTTTGATGATGAGACTGGTGAGATTGATATGTACTTCTTAGATATGGAGTGTGCTTTATGTGGCACTCTTGCAACAGCACCAACACCTGAAGATAGTGAGGAGTTATAATGCCAACCTATTCTTATAGATGTCAAGACGATAAGACACTACTAGAACTAAGCCGTAATGTTGATGACAGAGATGACTTAGTTGAGTGTCCGCAATGTAATAGAGAAATGATACGAGAGTATCAACCTAATCCTGTCCACTTCAAAGGCACAGGATTCTATTCAACTGGAGGATAGTGAATACTATTCTTCTACTTCTTGTTCTTCGGGACTGGTAGTATCAACATCATTGTATGGTTTGTACCCACCGATCTTATTGATTAGCCTACGAATAGCACGCTTTAATCTCATTCGTGCGGCACTATCAGTTCCAAGTTCCAAGTAGTTTGCTATATCACCGAAGTCTAAGTTCTCTGCATAGCGCAAGAATATAATTCTTCTGTCTTCCTTGTTTAACTTCCAGTAACCTGAGTCTACTTCTAACATCATAATAGTTAGGTTGCCACCTTCGGCAGGGGCAGATGGTCTGCCTGGTCTACCAAGATTTAACTTATGTGTAACACCATACTCACCACGCAACACCGGTGGTAGTAATGCTTCTACCATTTCTGATTCATAATAATGTAAGTCAGCAACATCATAGCCAATAGACTTAGCCTTCCAACGCTGACAATAATCCAATGCTTGATTACGAAGTGAACGATAGATTAAATTCTTAGCGTCCTTCTCACCTATTGCTTCCCAATCCTTAAGTTTATTTGGGTGTTCTGCGAACCATTGATACAGCGATTGTCTTATATCCTCTAACTCTACCATAGAAAATTTCCTATGGTACTCTGAGGCAACCGCTGTTACAATGTAATCCCACTTCTCAATGCTATCCCAATCCACTTACTTCCATACCTTCCCATCGAATACGAATGAGCCGTCCATATTAACTGGAACAAGATGAGGTATGACTTTATTTCCGTCTACATATAAGACACCAAATCCCTTATGCCAAGTAAACAATCCACCCTTAATATATTTAGCAAACTTAAAGTCCATTAAACAACCGACTTCTAATCCCCAAATAGTTTTAGGATGACCACCAAAGTATGACTGAGTGTAATGTGTTAAGCCCATACGGTGCGTATGCCCACACACGACGGACATACCTGCACGTTTTGCTAACCCAAGCGCAGTAGCACCAGCAGTAGGTTGGATATTACCTTCATCTCCGTGTAGTAATAACCAATTAGGTGCTAGTTCATATGGCTTCTCGTGATAGGTAATACCTAAGTCATCTAGTCTAAGAAAGTTTTTAAGTTCCAACTCAGGTAGACCAGCAAGTCCCGGTGCTCTCATCTTAATTGTATTAAACAATCTATCTGTATGATTACTTCTAATCATATGTTTAATCTTTAATGATTCAAGTATCCGATGAGTCTCATCTCTATCTTTAGCAATAGACTTCTCGTGTTCAAGGTCAGTACCTTTACTCCACTTTGAGATAGTCTGCATATCCATTTCATCCCCAACCGATACCACCTCGTCAGGTTTATAATGTTTTATAAATTTAGACAGTACGGATACTGCCTTCCTATCGTGATAAGGTACCTGTAAATCAGATACGCAGACTATAACCTTCATCTGTCCCACTTTCCTCTAAGAACTAGCAACCCTATGATTGCATAGTTTGCCATATCCTTGAAGGAATCTTCAAGACTTTCGTGTTCAGGTTCTTTACCGCTATCAACTAGATTATTTATACGTGCCAACTTGTCGTGCATACGAACACGCAGTCCATTGACAGCACCACCTGGGGCGTCAGCAATATTCCTTGGTCCGTAATCCTTATGCTTAGATAGCAACAAGTCCAATAGTTCTTGGAATGTTTGTGCTACTGCTACCTCAAATGACTCAGCACTTGGTGGATAATTAACTTCCCATTCTTTACTGCTCATTTGTATCCTTATCTGCTGGAATTTTTTCTACTATTTTATTAACTGATTGTTGAAGTCTTTCGTAGTACCAGTTATTAAATTCTTCTTGCCTATCTAGTTCTTTTATACTAGCCATTACTTGTCTCCATCTAGTAGTTTTTTAATCTCATCATCTATGTCCATCATCTGTGATTCGATTATCATTTCCTCTACTATATCTTTGATTGCTTCCGGTTGTGTCTCTGCCGTAAACAATGTCATATATGTAGACTGGGTTATGGATTTTATCTGATCTGGTCTGTCTGCATATTTATACAAGCACCTGAGTAGGGAACCTACCATAAGTCTAGCACCATTAGGTAGCACTAATGCTGGGTCGAAGTCATCATCATCTTCAAGTAAGTGGTCAGTTGCTTCGAACACATTTTCGAATCGCTCACCACACTGAGGACAAGGTGGGATTTCCCTATTCATTTAGCCCTGCTTTCTCTCTTATATAGTCTGCACCATACTTAACATATGAACTGTTAACATCTTCACCATCTGGTAGTTGAACAATAGTAACTGGTAGTTCTCTTGCTAGACTGTTAGCGAATTCTTTTCCTGGTTGGTCACCATCTGCAAAAACAAATACTCTCTCAAAGTCTGCAAGCAATCTTGTGTAATGTTTCTTCCAAGAGTTAGCACCAGGCACACCAATACAAGGTATACCAATACAACTAGACATAGTTATAGTATCTAGTTCTCCTTCACATACACCTATATAGTTACCTGCTTTTTCTATATCTAATACATTAAACATCTTTGTCTCTGCACCAGTCATACCCATATACTTAGGTTCAACAGCAGGATTAAGAGAACGAAAACGCAAGTCGACAACACCAGTCTTAGTAAGATATGGTATGGATAGTCGCCCTTGGAATTGTTCGTGTCCAATCTCAGGCTCCCCTACTACGCCTAATCGTGCCAGACGTGCTGCTTCCATTGATATTCCCCTGCTTCTGAGGTAATCTTCTGCCTGATAAATGCTTGCTGCGTATCTCTGTGTTGCTAGATCCAACAATTCTTTCTGCGATTGACTTTGCTTCACGTATATCTACCCTCTCCTGCTGTGCGATAATTTGTAGACTGTTACCTTGGACTCCACAGGCGAAACATATGTATATGTTATTGTTGAGATTAGCACTTCCTGATTGGTGGGTGTCGGAGTGGAAAGGACACTTGAGGTTAACTTGTCCGTGTCCTTCTCTGACTTGTGCTCCGTAGTGCATAAGTACTTCTCTGATATCTGGTAAGTCATTTGCCCGTCCTCTTAATCCATTGTTCAAAATCTTCCACCACCCAAGCCTTATCTATACCTGCTTGCCTACGTTTTATTACTACGAACTTATATGGTACTTCTTTTAATCCTCTAGCCTTAGCATAGTTCACTGCTTCTACTTCTGCTTCTCGCCAGAACTGTGGTAAGTCTAACTTCTTTGTTGCTTTTAATTCTAATATGTTTGCTGTTCCATCTAGGAATGCAACCACATCACCTTCATCTTTGGCACCAGCCTTAGTCAATCTCTCTGCTAGAATATCTCTAGACCTAAGCCACTTAACTACACCAGTCTCAAAGGCTGAACCCTTACGCTTACCATAACTACTCATGAGTGAACCCACTTATAGGTATGCGCCAACCATTTATATAACTATCATAGTACTCAGGCTTAGTAAACTCTTCCGGATATGCGGCACCAAATATTTCTACCTCAGAAAAATATTCTAGATCTAAACACTTAGTACCTATGATAACTTTACCCTCATCCTTACGCCAGAATGGTATGCTATCTTGAGTTCTGATTGACCTTACCTCTACATTAGTTCCAACATCAGGTAGTGAGTGACGCTTCTTATGTAGTACATTAGGATACCAAGGATTATTCCAAGCCATATTGTAATGCTTAGCAACAGCCCACTCACACACATTAGCACGTATGTTAGCATTGATCTCAGGTTCTAGTTTACCGTCAGCCTTACCTTGTGCATAGTTAGGTTGATCAGTAGAGCCAAACTTAGCCAGCCATCTTTCTACTGCCAGCATAGTGCAGACTCTAACCTCATCTTTACTCAGGGTTATTATCACGCCACGCCACCCTTGGGTATCTAGTTATATTGATATTGAAAAAAATGAAATCAAACCTAACAATCCTAGCGTCAATTCGTGGAACAATATCAGTAACAAATTCAAATAGTGCATAGTACTCCATCCCAATTCCCCAACAGTCCAGAGAATTTTTACTTATAGTTATAGTAAAGTTGTTAATATCTTTTTGCATTAGTGGTTCTCCGGAATGTCATCAACAAACATATACTCAGGATTGAATGCAATCCAAGTCATTAGTCCACCACCTGCGTCTGCTCTTCCGTATCTGTTCTTGACGGGAGCAACACCCATTGAAGTTCCGACAACACCAAGTGTACATATAAGCGCTGGAAGTTGTGCCACCTTACCTTGGATAGCAGAGCGTGGCTGACACGGTGTCCCAAGAACAGCCTCACTAGTGTGATGAAGAACGACAACAGCCGAATTGGTAGCACGAGCAAGATATTTTAACTCCTTCATAATCGCTCTCATTGAAGCGAACTCTTCGCCACCATCTGTGGCTACATCCATTAAGTTATCTACTATGATAAGTGTTGGAGAGCAACCCCATAATTCTTCAAAGGCCTGCACTTCTTCATCAATATCTTGTAGTGTTGGTGCCGATTCAAATGACCAGACTATATGGCTACTCTTGGATAGGGTAGCCTTAGTCCAACCTAAATCAGATTGCAACATTCCCTCTACATCTGTTTGATTCTTACCAGATATCATAGAGGCTAAACGCATAGCCATTGTATGTGCATTTGTATCTGCTGAGATGTAAAGTGTTGGTACCTTCATCTTCAATGCTAGTGCTAATGCAAGTGTGGATTTTCCAACGCCTGGTGCTGCTGCAAACATTGAAACTTCGGAACGCCGGATGATGATCTTGTTAGATTCGAATGCTTTAAAGCAAGATGGTAATGGTTCCCCACCAATACTGGCACGACCAACTGATCTGATAAGTGTACGCATCCTGGTTCCTTTCTAGTTCCGAAAAAAGATTTGTGCCAGTCTTTTAGTTTACTGGTTTGCATTGGTCAGGTGTTCCTTGAGGTGAAGGACAAGACCAGAATGCATAAGGCTTACCACTTGCTTTACTTATACCCTCTCGCCATATACGTGCTCCGTGTTTGCACACTGGCGCTGCTGTACCTGATGCTCCCGACACTGGGGTTGGTGCGGAGTAGTTCGAGGGCCTTGTGCCTGTAGTGGAACTCGATGTCGATAAAGGGTTTAAGTTATAAGAACCCACTATCTTTTGCTGAGTAGCAGCAATCTGTGTAGAGTAGTCTCCGATACCTTCTAACAATACTGATAGTTCATCAGCAGTATTAGCGCGTACGTTTATCATATCACCTGATGGTGTCTTGTAGGAAACTTGTAGTTTCCAGTCTTCATTTGCCATTGTTTTTCTCATTTCTTCGAAGTGAATTGACAATGCTCTGTTAATCCACAACGATTGCAGTTGTTTGTATTAGGAATAAATATACCAGACTTGCGTGCTTTATCGAAGGACCGTACTAAGTACTCTAACTTCTCTTCAGTGTAATCACTAAGATCTACCATAGCAGAAGTTCCTTCTTGTCTTGCCATCCAATACGCACCATACTTAACATCTACACCTAGGATTTGTTTAAGTCCTAGTTTATAGAATCCAAGTTGCAAGGTACTAGTTGGGGTTTGTTGTGAAGTCTTGAGGTCAACCACGACCAACTCACCATCGACTTCAAACACTCTATCGAGAACCATCTTCACTGGTATATCAGCAAAGACTGGAGTTAACCCCAACTCTATGGCAGGTGCGCCCTCAGGAGTGTGCCAAATCTTCCAGTTATGATTAGCCTTACGCCAATCAATGTAGGACTGAACCCATTCAGGTCCTGTGTGTTGCCAAAAATCTACGTTCTCTCTATTAGGAAATGCTTTAGATGTTCGACCACCAACACGAGCAAAGGTTAAGTCAATACCCTCTGCTTCTTTTATCCAAGCCTTATCCCATAAACTTTGAGCGGTGCTCACGTAAGGCCTCCTTGAGTGCTATCTTAGCATTGAGTAATCCAACTAATTCAGTTTCATCCATAGTCCTATCGATAAGAGAATCAATAGAACCAATAGCAACATACCAGGTTTCTTGTAGTCCATTGAGATATCTGTCACGCATAATCTGATTATAGGTTTCCCAAGTTATGGTGGTAATCCCATTAGTTTTTTCGTTAACAATTTCAATCATAAATTATCCAAGTCCCACATCTCAGTTGCGGTATGGAATGCAGAACCACCAACAGACCAAACTGATGGGGCTTCCGGTAGATTAAGTAGTCGACCTAGGTAGTATTGATAACCACAGTCGATATAGGTAGTAAATGCAGAGTATGATATATGTTCAGGCAGGGTGTATTCCCCAAGTTGTATAGTCATAGCAGTAGTATATCAGGTTATCCACAAGATGTGGAACCGTTAAGTAATCAGTCGGTTCAACATTAATAATCATTAAGTGTATAATTGTATATAATATAATATATAATATATAAGACCCCAAAGGGGTCTATTATATATATAATATATAATATATATACTGTGTTGTTATATATATTTCCTTGTATCTCAAACGAAAAAAGACCCCCCTTCCCAGTATCTCTACTAGGTCGGGGGGTTTTCGTGTCTCTAAAGGGCCTTTAAAGGCTAATTAGGGGTATTTATTTGGAGCCTATACCGTACTCTTTTTCAGTCTTATCAGCCCACTTAGCCAATGGTGCGGCTACTGAACCGATTAGGATTGCATATTCTGGTGTGAGGTCAGCAGCCAGTGCTAGTCCCATTGTTACTGCCGATGCTAATACGGCACGAAGGTAAGACTTGACTGCAGCCTTAGTCTTCTTGCTCTTTAACTTAGCAATTAAATCTTTCATTTGTTCTCCTTCTTCGGTAAAGGCTTTGTTGCCGCTACCACTTTGTTTATTGTTGTTGCTTTTCCCAACCAAGAAAACCAAGGTGATGTATCATTACCACAGTTATCTTTGATGGAAATATGTAGATGTTTATTATGTTGATTTACTCCGGTATATCTGGCTTCGCCATTCTTGGCTGACCAAATCTTACCTTGAAATATTAGATACTTGACTCTTGAATCTGACTGCAACTTATCATAGATTTCAAAGCAGTCAATACCATTCTTAGGGTCGTGAGTTAAGTCTACTGCATACCCTGTATTGTGGTCTGAGTTAGGACTCTGTTTTAGATGAGCAGCAGATGGTAGCAGACCATCGCTGGCTTTCTTGCGCTTCGGTCTTAACGCCGTCGCTTGACGGAGAACAGCAATTGCAGCAGGTGTGGCTCTCTTTGCAACAGTCATTGTTTACTTCTTTCTTATCCATACTTGCCATCCCATACGTAATATATCTATATCTGATTTATGTTTTAATAGCCAAGCATTTATTGCTGGCTTAGGATTCTTATCTGTACCATCTGGATGGTCCCACTCATAATCATCAAATGCCATAATACCACCAGGCTTTAATAAGTCCCAGGATAGGTTGGCATCTAAGGTAACTGATTCCGGTAGGTGGTCACCATCAATGTAAATAAAGTCATACTTAACATCTCTATGTTCTTTTAGCCAGTCACCACTAAATGCTTTATGTGAGGCTACCTTCTTAGCATAAGGCTTTATCTGTTCCTTATATGCTTCTTGTATATCATCCCAGTCATAGACTGACTCATGAGGTAGGTTACCACACCAAGGGTCTATATCTACAAGTAATGATGTTGGGTCTGTAAGAATATTCTCTAGTAACCAAACAGATGCGTTGCCAGTAAAGACACCTATCTGTAAGAACTTAAGATTCTTTTTACCCTTAAACTCTGCTAGTCCTAGTTCAAAGTCTTGGACTGTGTTGTTATCGTAAAACCATTTAGGAAAGTTATTTGCTTTCATCCCCATTACTTTCTACTTTTGTATTAAGATTTCGTAGAGGGTATCTACTTTCTGCTCTAACCTATTGACCTGGTCTTTAACACTTGAGCCACCATTAGGGCGAAGTTCAGATAGATAGTGTTTGACTAAGTGTCTAACTCCAACTGCTAGTGCTCCGATTAAAGTTGTCAAGGCAACTGCAAATGCAGCCCAGTCATTAGGTGTCATAAGTATTATACCGTTCTAATAGTTATCTCGATTACGCCGCCGAATCCATCGAATCTTTTATCGGGTGGAGTCATACGCATAAACGAGATTTGCTCAATAACTACCTGACGACTTTCGCCAGTAGTAAGGTCTTGCCAGGTAACAACGTCGCCATTTTCTTCAACACCTTCCAGTAGTTGTAGTCGTGCCAGTGCCTTACCTTCATATCCAGATACTACATTGTATCTATCTGTTTCTGTATCAAAACAATAAACAGGAAATCTCATAACTCTCTGACGAGGTGTAGCAATAGTAGCCTTTGCTTGATAGCCCTTAAATACTGGACCCAGGCTAGTAGTTGTAGCATCACGATTAAGTACAAACTTATAGGCTACATACTCTTGTGCTGTATCAGGGTTATTAGTACCAACCTCAACTGCAGTTACTCCTGCTTCGTAGGTAATATGGTCATACTCAACACCATCTTTATCAACAGTCTCAAGTACTAATGAACCTTTAGTAAAATCTCCACGAGCAAGTAAACGCTTGAAGTTCTTAGGTTCTAACGTGCCATATCTAATATATCCTGTAGTTATATAACCAGTAGGCAACAATGTAGATGCTGCTTCTAAGTATGAATAACCAGGCTTGCCAACAAATCCAGTAGTTATTGCAGTGGATGCAATAGTTCCAGATGTAGCAGTTGTATAGGTAATTGTATTTGTAGTTACTGAAGTAATAGTATAGTCACCATCTAGTGCTGTGTCTACACCTATAACATATATTTTATCTCCAGCCACATAGCCGTGTGCATTAGATGTAATAGTTGCAGTAGTTCCAGTACGTTCTTTATTAGTTACAGACTTTTGGTCGACTGCTTCTGTACAGAATGCAAGTCTATTTGTCTCTCCCAAGAATGCACAGGATGTAGTTTCTACTCCTGATACACCTGAATAATATAAATCGTTTGCGTAAGCAAAGCGTAAAGTTTCTATTTCATTGCCAAGGTCAATGCGAATAACTCCTGGCTCACCATCTACGCTAGTTGCACACCAGACGAATCTGTCTCGTGCAGCAAAGTCATAGCAAGGCTGAGTAGTTTCCACAATTAGTGGACCATAGTTTATGGAGCCGTCTTGGTCTGAGACAACTGCTGCACGGATTCCCTTGTTTGTCCCTATCATCATATAACCTAGATAGTAATAAATTTTATGGATTCTTTCACCAACTGGCATTTCTGCTGCAGTGATGGCTGTAGTAAGGGTTGGCATAACGCCAGATGTATTAAGGGTAAACTTAAATATAAATGATTGGATACCACTATAGCCAGCAATATAAATAGCAGGACCTGATGCTGTAATGGAAGTAAAAATAATATCTGAATCAGAGTGTGTATATACAGCAGTAGGTAATGATGATGCTGATGTAGAGAACTCGTATATCTTATTATTAGCAGCCATAACAATACGGTCTTTAACGTATTCCATAGTTGCATTAGTTACTGTAATACCAGCAGCGGTAAACAATACTGTTTTAGATGTAGACGCATTTCCAGTTAAAGGTTTTGAGTTTACTTCTAATTTTCCAGATGGACCAGTATCATTAGTTACCCAATAGGCTTTAGTACCATCATCACAGATTGCATATACCTTGTCATCTGAACCAGCATTAAAGTCAATAAAGTGAGTCTCTGCACCAGTTGTATCAATTTTATCTACATCATATCCATCGTGTAGTAGTACGCCATCATTACTGCCCCATTTAATAGAACGTAATTGTTGGAGTGAACGACCACTGGTAGATTCAATTGGATATGTAGTTACGTGACCAATAGCAACATCTTTAAGTAGAGTTACCTCACCTTTAGTCCAGACATTAACGCCTTTGCTATCTGTAAATCTATGGGCAACTGTTTCACCAGCAGATGGGTCATAGAACTTAATGCCCTCACCACCGTGAAATGATGACTGACTTCTAATCCACCAACCAGTAAGTGATTGCTCACCTGGTTCTGCTCCATTATCAAACTGGTCTTTTCTATAAGGTGCAGTCTGTCTAATGTATGGACGTTGGTCATTTATGGCATAGAAGAATGGTTGTCCACCAACTGCTACATCATATGAGTCAGATGTATTCTGCCAGTATTGAGATGTAGATACAATACCAACATCAACAGCAATGGCTTGATTAGCACGACCTTCGGTTAAATCACGACCTGCCACGTTGCTCCTTAATTATTTTTGTTGGGCTTTTGAATTCCAATATAAAGCGTATAAGTCCATATCCCATACAGTAGTCTTCATATGCTTGGCTACTGCACCGGTATGTGCGTGTAATGAAATACCAGCAGTCTTACATTTGCGGAAGAAAGATATATCTTCTCCTACAAACTTATCATTCTTCTGGTCATTTTCAGCAAAGAAAGATACATCATTACCAAACTTCTCACGAAGTTTAGTTACAACATCTCTATGCATAACTACTAATCCCATACCAGCCATATCAATTTTAAGTACTTGATTAGGTGGTAATGGATGATGATACTTAACTGTGTATTCATCTATGTCATCAAATATAACTGGCATAGGTACTGGCAAACTGCCATCTCTATCCTTGGCTATAAAGTAAATACCACTAACCATTGGGTGGGTATCTTTATCTGCAGTATCGTGCAATAGTTTCCAGATATTTATATCTACTACTATGTCAGAATCTATCCATAACAACCAGTCAGTTTTACTTTCATCATACCAATGGTCTAGTAAAGACTGTCTTTGACGGGCTATCTGGTTACCTTGTACTCTAATAGAACCAGCAATAGGCACACCATTGTTAGCCCCAGCAAGGATTATAGATACTAACCCTTCAGTAAACTTACCGTCAGTTGTGCCGTTATCGCACCAGCCAATAGATACTGTTTCGTTTGATTTAATCATTGTGTCCCCTAACTAGTTATTCTTCTGTTACTACTGGTTCCTCTACTACTGGTTCAGATGTAGTAGCAGGTGTCTGTTGTGCAGCCAATGCTACAGAAACTGCTGCTGCTACGGCATCATTAAATGCCTGTTGCTTTGCTGCTTCTTCTGCTGCCTTGGCTTCTGCTTCGGCTACAATACGGGCTGCTTCGGCTGCTTGGTCTGCTTCATATTGAGCAAATTCTTCATCAGTCATCTCACGGTCCGTGATTATGTCTGTTGATATATCGTGTATACGAATTATTGGATTAGTCATTATTTAACTCCATAAAGTAGGGCTGTTCCTGATGTAAAATTTCCTGTACCATAAGCCAAAACTAATGATGTTACTGCTCCAGTTTGATTGTAAGCAAGTTGTCTAAGACCATTATTAAACTGGGTAGCAGTAGTTGAGTTATTTGCAAGGATATTACATTGAGCCATTTTCCAAGTAGTAGTATTTGCATACCCATAAATATCGCAAACTATAATACTTTGAGTAGAAACATTATCTTCACCTATACTTATTTCCCATCTAGTAGAATCAAAACTGATAGTAGCATTGTTAATTGCAGTTGTAGTTTTATGTCTACTAGAAGCACTATCGCCATTTACTCTTAAGGTTAAAAAATCATTATCAGTTGCAGGCAGTGGGTTTTGCACAATAAGTTTCAAATAATTATAGGTTGCTGGTATTGAAGATAGTGTTACTGATGCACCAGTTAATGTAGTAGTAGACAATAAAGTCATACCGCCAGGAACTACGCTAGGAACTAGAAATCTATTTCCCATTAGTAGACCTCGTAACCTGCAATATGAAAGTCAACTGCGGTTGTAGATGCAGAGCCAGTAATAGTTTCGCCATTGTAAATAATCTGCTCTAGGTCAATGAACTGAGTAGAGTTGGCTGGCAACGAAATACTTGATACCAATGGTATGGTAGCCAAGTTAATCGTTGCAGTAGCAGCAGATGTAGTGTCGTTAACAATAGCAATGTTAGTTACTGCTACGGCTACACCTGATGGTGATGTATATAGCGTTGTATTAGAGGTCGCTGCTGCACCCCTATACAGGGTTATTGATGTATCTGCCACTATTTATATTCCTTTCGTGACCAGAATTGTCGTTTGTAAGAATTAAAGAACAGGGTCTTTAACTTTCTAGTTATCTTTTCTTGCTCTTGTCGCTCTTTATCAGAGCCTATCTTGTGCTCCCAAGATTCTCTTTTAAATGGTATTACCTGAGCCATTGGAGTTCCTGCTGGGATGATGCCTTCCCATTTAGTATCTTTTAATACAAACGGAAAATTAACTGGGGCTTTATATGTATCAGTATCTACTATGCCATCAAGGATAGTGAATACAGATTCTCTGTGCATTGGTGCTGTAAATAAAACTGAGTATCCAGGTGGTGTAGTAATCGCATAAGGATTATTCCACTTAGGATATGGTGCTTCATTTCTTGCTGGATGTAAGGGTGCTTGCTCTATTGGATGAAAAGAAATAGCACCTTGGTCTGACCAAGTGTAGTAAGGTAAATCATCTGCTATTGATACTTGTATATCTACTTGGGTATAAAGAATATAACCAGCAGTTATAGCATCAAATACAGGTATACATTTTTTAATTGTATGTGGTGTATTACCATCAATAACTTTTTTACCTTGAGTGCCAGTATATTCTGGTGTATTTCTGTACCAGTCTGGTACTTCTTTTACTGCTGGCTTGGGTGGAAAAAAATCCAACCCAAGCACATTAGTAAATACTATTTTTTTCATATTGTCCCCTTAGTTTATTTTACTTAGTATAAAGTATTACTCTACCAGTACCACCAGCACCACCTGCTGTTGGTTGAGGACCATCTGGACTACCAAATCCACCACCTCCGCCACCAGCACCTACTGCAGTTGCACTTACGCCAGCAGTACGATTATTTCCACCAAAACCACCAGCACCGCCTCCACCTCCGCCAGCAAGTGACGAATTAAAGTCACCACCTCCACCACTACCATAAGCAGTATTAGATGGAAGTATTGCAGTTATATTGTTTGAACCAGTTATATTAGTATTAGATGTTTGTGCTGCACCAACATTTGCATTACTATTAGCACCAGTACCATTACCACCAGCAACTCCTGATATTGTGATTGCACCAGCAACATTGCTTGTAGCATTACCTGCTCCACCACCAGCACCACCATTACCACTTCTTACGCCAGCAACTGCCCCATTTGCTCCACTACCACCAACGCTATTTACAGTTGCGATAGAAGTAACGCCATAAGTAATATTAGTAACACCACTACCGCCATTACCGCCGTCGTTACCACTATTAGTGGGGTTATTATTTCCTTGCGCACCACCATTAGTATTAGTAATAGTAATGGTTACTGTTTGTCCAGCAGTTACAGCATAGTCTATAAATCCAACAATAGCACCACCGCCTCCACCGCCTCCTGCTGCGCCAGCACGATTTTGACCAACAACAGAACCACTACCACCGCCTCCACCTCCGCCTGGTGCAATTCCATAAGCAGCAATGGCTGTTACACCAGAAGGTATTGTGTAAGTTGTAGTTGCATTAGCAGTTAATGCAAGACTATATACTGCTGGAACTACTAAACCAGTTGCAGTAGCAAATGCTGCACCAGAACCATTAAAATTTTGTCCAGCAATACTTATATTGTAAGTTTGACCACCAGAAAAACCAGCAACTGTAGTGGGAGAAGTAGTTAATGTTGTATTTACTGTAGCGCCAGTAGTTGATGTACCAGTTAATACATAAGAAGTTGCTGCAGGACCAAGTGTGCTTGGTGTATAAGTAATAGTTACCGTAGTAGTATCTGCGGTAGTTGACGCAGATGATGTACTTGGCGCAGTAGGTCTTGCGTAGTTTCTTTTACCGCCTTTGATATTTCCTGTAGCCATTATGCAATCTCGCTTCCAAATAGATTAAATGCCATTGTTGCTGAACTAGCAAATACAGTTACAACATCACTAGCATCTAGTGTTATTCCTATAGTTAAAGTATCTGTACTCTGTGGAGCCACGCTTGAGTCATATACAATATAATGTTTGTTTTCCAAAGTTGCTCCATTAGGTCTGACCGCTATTCTATATGTAGCAGGTGCAGCACCTATGTTAGCCACCGTAATAGTTGATATTACAGTTTCTGTAGCAGACGGTACAGTATATGCAGTCGTTGCTGTCGTAGCGCTGGGATTTACCTGACCCAGCACTTTATATGTTGCAGCCAAGTTAGGCTCCCATCAGTAGTAGTGGACTAAATGTTTCGCCCTGTGCTGTTCCTGTTGAAGCAGAGGTAATTCTACCATAAGCATCTACAGTAATAGTAGAGAGGGTATAAGTATTAGCGGTTACTCCACTAGTACTTAAATCTATTGTCGGGGCAGTAGCCGTACCGCCAACAGAAATTCTATTTGTATTTCCTGAGGTAACAGAAGTTACAACGGAAGATGTGTCAATGGCTAAGGTTACAGAACCAGAGGTTCCTCCACCTGTTAAGCCAGTACCAGCAGTTACTCCAGTTATATCTCCTGGATTAGGTGCAGACCATACAAGTCCTGAAGTTGTTGCTGAATCAACAGATAAAACATATCCAGCAGTTGAAGCCACTGGTAAAATTACATAGGCATCATTTGCACTACCAACAATTAAATCACCCTTTGCGTTAATGTCAGTCTTATTAACCGCATTAGCAGCATTGGATTGTTGAGCATAATACTTAGCAGAGTACTCTGAACCATCTACTGTGCCATCAGTTTTAGTTGCCCAAGCCTGAGCAGATGTAGCAGATGCTGCAGCACTAGTTGCGCTAGTGGCTGCTGATGTAGCAGAGGTAGCCGCACTAGTAGCAGATGTTGCTGCTGCGCTAGCAGATGTTGCAGAAGCAGTAGCACTTGTAGCCGATGCTGTAGCGCTTGTGGCAGAAGCCGTTGCCGAATTAGCAGCACTTGTGGCTGAGGTAGCAGCAGAAGCAGCACTTGTTGCTGCACTAGTTGCAGAAGTAGCAATTGTGGCTACGGAGTTAGCAGCGGCGGTAGCACTGGCTGCAGCGCTTGTAGCGCTAGTTGCAGCAGCAGTAGCAGAAGCAGCAGCGGATGTCGCTGAAGTGGCTGCAGCAGTTGCGCTAGTGGCAGAACTAGTAGCACTGGTAGCAGCAGCAGTTGCACTGGTTGCTGAAGATGTTGCTGAAGTCTGAGCACTAGTTGCGCTTGTTGCTGCGCTAGATGCTGATGTGGCTGCTGAAGAAGCACTAGTAGCAGCAGATGCTGCTGAGGTAGATGCTGCAGTTGCAGAGCCTAGAATGCTATCTACATAATCCTTTGGAGTAGCAGATGATGAAATCATACCTGCGCTAGATAGACCAGTAATAACTGGAGTACCTGAGATAGTAGGACTTGTTAAAGTTTTGTTAGTTAAAGTATCTGTAGTATCACGAAGTACTACACGGCCAGAAGCATCTGGTAAATCAATTTGTCTATCTGCAGTTGGGTCTACTACTGTTAATGTAGTTTCAAAAGTATCTGCAGTAGTACCTTCAAATACAATAGAGGTAAACTCTGCACCAGCACCAGCAGTAATTGTTGGACTAGTAATTGTAGGGGCAGTTAAAGTTTTATTAGTAAGTGTTTGAGTATCAGTTGTACCTACTACATTTGAAGTAGCAGCAATGCCGTGTACTCCATTAGATGTTTCAATATGGGTATTGGCTTCACGATAATCTCTACCAATTGCCATATGTCGTACTACAGCACCAGCAGAGTGGGCTACACCAGATGAGCCATCAATACCACGAGTAATAGTAAGAGTGTTAGTCGCAACCGCCGTTACATCTACAATTTCTTCAAGCGCTGTATCTGGGTCAATTACTACGGTAAAGGTTTGACCAGCAGATATGGTCACACCACCAAGTAATGAAGTTCCTGATACTACGGTTGCTGAAGTACCAGATGAGGTTAACGCCGAAGCCAGAGTTGTCTGCTGTGAGCGTGAGGAGTATTTGCGTGTTGTCATTTATTTACCTATCGGCTGTAGTGGACGCGGATTGGATATGCAGTTTGCTGTCTTTGAGTTTCCTCATTTAAGCGTTGTGTATATAGGGCGTATAGTTGTTTTGTTGCAGTTTGTGAAGCACCATAAGGACGCTTGCTATCTGTCTCATCTGCTTGTGGACTAACCTGAGCAGCACGTGCTGGGTCAAGGTAAGTAAGCAAACGGTAAGAAGCGCCAAGAACAATTACATCTTTGCAAGTATTTGGTAGTCCAGTTTGTGTTGAGAAGTCTTGAGCATTAGTAGTAAATGGAACTGGGTCAGTTGAATATACAACCTTAACAGTTCTACCTGGAGTAATATAATCTCCAATAGTTACTGTCTGTGCTGTAGCACCAAATGCTGTAGCATCTGCTTTAGAATCCCAAGACCAACGACGCACAGGAATCCATTCTTGAGATGGACCAACTGATTGCCACATAATTGAAAGAATGTTTTGGATATTTAACCCATCAAAATCATAGGTTGTTTGAGCAGCATTAAATGTAAAGGTAGTTACATTAACTGCAAATATAGTAGAACCGGCAGCATTGATAGTATCGTTAATAGCCTTCTTGATTACATAACGTGGGAATGTAGGTGAGATGGTAACCTTAGTATCTGCTGTGTGTGTAGCAGCAGTAGTACCTAGATAACCACGACCATAAGGAGATACAGTTGCTGTGTTAGCAACACGGTCAAATGAATCTACCCACATTAACTCTTCGTCAATCTCAACTACACCTTTACCTAGGTTCTCAGTTGAACCCAAAGATAGTACTGTAGGAGAAGATGATGGAGACGTTAAAGTAGTAACAGCACTAGTTAAGTGTGTTGCTCTGTCCTGTTGATAGGTATAACCTGCAAGGTTAATCTGAACTTCATTTATTAAATCCGTTAATGTAGTTGTCATTAGGCGTTTATGCTCCGTAATGCAGCAGGTGCTGCTAGACCAGTAGTTCCTGCAAGTTCGTTACAGATACCATCAATATCTTTATAATCAGCAGGAGTTGTTTTACCTGCTAATACATTTAAAGCACCAACGGTTGCAAGTCCAGTAGTTCCAGCATATGCATTCGCTGCTCCTTGTTCATCAAGATACTTTGTTATATCGGTGATACCAGCAAGACGGTTAAGTTCTGCTGTGAGGCTACTACCTGCTTTACCAAGTGCCATTGTTTATCCTATCTAGGTGTAATGATTTTCTTATCAGGAGTGATAAGTTTTGACTTAGGCTCTTCTTTAGGCTTACCAAAGAATGCTTTGTAATAATGTTCATCTAATGAGAAACGCTTCATATGTGGAGCAGTGGCTCCTGTGTGGCAGTATAGTGGTACTTCTGCCTTATCACATAGGGCGAAGAAGAATATATCTTCACCGATAAACTTAGTTCCTCTACCCATTTCCATAAACACCTGTCCCTCAGGTGATACTTCACGTACTTTAGGTACTATACTTCTATGCATTAGGATAAATCCAAACCCTGCTGCATCTACTTTAATTAGTTTATTATCTGGTAGTGGATGTACTCTGGCTAATCCAAAGCCACCATCTCCATCATTAACAAAACTAAATACTGTAGGCATTGGAACCATCAAAGGTTCCTCAGGATTATCTGTAGTAAAGTATACTCCAGTAATCAATGGACGCTCTTTAGCATCCCTGTTATCCCATAATAATCTAAACTTCTCTGGACTAATTACTACATCTGAATCTACCCATAGTAGCCATTCGTAGTTAGTCTTATCATACCAGTAATCAATAACTGTTTGGCGTTGTCTAGCAATCTGATTGCCTTGACTGCGTAATGATGTTGCAAACTCGACACCAGACTTTAGTATTACATCTGTTACGCCTTGCATAAACTTACCATCTACCATACCATTGTCACACCATACAATGGCTACGCTATCTTTTGTCCCCTTGGTACTCATATTACCACTTAACCTTGTCCGCCCAATAGGCTGCACTCATTTTGCCTTTAGCAATATTCTTACCGTGTCTTGCCTTGAAAGACTTACGCTTTGCTTTCATACGCTCTGATTCGCCAGCCTTAGGAGCACCTGCTGTGCTTGCGCCTTGCTCACCAAATCTAATAGTCTTTACTTTACTTCCTACCTTAGCCACTACTACGTGTGACTTCTTAGGATGATTAGGAGTACGCTTTGGCTTATTGTAGCCAGATACTCCAATTCTTTTTAATACTGAATCAGCCATTATTTGCCCCTATACTTTGCGGTTTTCTTTGCTATATTCTTAGGTTGTTTAACGAATTGTTTTCCTTTAGCATTACCAGTAGCCTTAGCCTTATTGGTTGCTGCTTTTTCTGCTGGGCTTAATGCTGCCCAAGCAGCCTCAGGTAGATATCTTTTCTTGCCCTTAGATGGTTTACCATCAGAAGTTTTCCACTTCTGCTTAGTCCAATCCTTTAAAGACTTCTGAGATTTAGCAAGTGCCATTACTTGTAACCTCCGCCTGCCTTTTTATATTGAACTGCAAGTAATTGTGCCTTACGGGCTGACCATTCTCCTGGGTCTCCACCCTTAGAACCAGCCTTAATCTTTTTGAATAACGCTGCTCTCATACCAGGTTTGGTATAGTTCCCAGCAGCATTAACTTTAGACTTTGCTTTCTTCTTCATTTAGTCCCCTTTATTTGTTCCTTTGTCTTAGGGTCAAGGCGCATTTTCTCACGCCCATCTTTACGTAGAATAACAATTACACCGTCTCGCATAATTGATTTATTCCAACCGTCGTGACGCTTACGTTGACCCGATGACATTACTTCTTCTTCGACTTACCAGCCTGAGATAAAGCAATAGCAATTGCTTGCTTCTTAGACTTAACCATCTTTTTAGATTTGCCAATGTTAAGAGTTCCAGCCTTATACTCTTTCATTACCTTGGAAATCTTTTTCTTTGCTGCTGCTTTTTTCATTTCTTTTTAACCTTATTTAATCCTGGAGCAGTACGAGTTTGAGGTATAAACATTCCTGGATATTTTTCTTCAAGTGCTTTTTTAGCGGCAGCATTGGCTGCAGCCACACCTTTAGGGGATATTGTCATACCAAAATCTTTAAGAACCTTTTCACGCTTTTGAGATTCTGTCATTTTTTTTGGTTTAGGGGTATTCATGTTACTTCTTCTTGCCCATCTTTTTCATAACCATTTTTTTGGCTGACTTCTTGGCTGCTTTCTTAGCCATTGCCTTACCTTTTGCTGTGTATGGGAATTTCTTTCCGTCTACTTTTGGCATTATATTTGTCCTATCTCTTTCATTACGGCTGCGGCTTTTGGAGTTATATCTTTAGTCTTAGGCATAGTGTCCGCATTATACGCTTTACCTAATACTTCTGAAGCCCTATGCGC